GAAAATCACCAACATTTACTTTTCGATCCAACACTCTTTCAATCTTTGGATTAATAATGTCACCTACTTTTGACATTAAATCAAATTTTGTTTTTCGCGAATCTTCGCGGTCTACCATTCTGTTATTTATGCTTTTTTCTTCTATTTCTAAAAGTTTTGCAATATCTGTGCGGGTAAAAATATTTTTATAAACTTTTGGTGGCCCTTCTAGACTTTTAATTTTTTCTACAACTTCTGGCGAGTAAAAACTCATAAATTAATCTCTCCATCTTTTGTTACAAGATGTGCATAAGGCATTGGAAATAATAATTTTCCGCCAGCGCTTATATATTCTTTTTCCCTTTTAACTATTTCTTTCTTAAAATACCAAGGAAGCACCAGCATACAAGAAGGTTTCATTTTTCTGGCAGCTTCTTCAGAAATTAATTCTATATCTGTACCTAAAGTTTTTAATCCTACTTTATCTGGATTTCTTTCACTTATACAAGGTAATATTTCCTTACTAATGCCAAATGTTTGCAAAAGCATATTTCCTTTTGTTGATGCACCTAAACCTAACACAGTTTTTCCATTTGCTCTTTCATCACGAATTACTTTATTTACTTTATTCTTGATTTCAGTTATTTTTTCGTGAAAGGCAACATACGTTTCAGGCTTGTCTAATTTCATTGTTAATTCAATCTCTTCTAAGCGCCTGAGGTTTTCAGATTTTTCCCTATCCCCTTTGTGCGCAATCATTACACGAACACTCCCACCGTTAACAGCATTTTCCTCAGCATCAAATATTTCTAAATCGTGGCGATACATTAAGTGCTGGAGTGTTTCAAGAGAATAATATTCAAGATGTTCATTACAAATATCATAAAAGTTTACATTTCTAAACATTGCGACGAGATAACTTAGCTGTATGCAGTATACACCTTCTGGGTGTAAATATTTTTTAATCGTTGCAACAAAAGTGTTTGGATCATCTAAGTCATAAAACATCGCGCAAGACGTAAAAATCTTTACCTTGTTATCACCAACTGCTGCCTTGATTGACGTTTCATTAAAATAATCATTTACTATTTTTACATTATTAACGTGACTCCAGTCAATGTTTTCCGCCGGTTCTATTCCACACCTGTTAAGGTTTTCAGGATAGTAAGAAACCATAGTGCAATCATTAGCACCAATATCAACAACATAGTCTTTGTCATTTAAGTTTACACGTGTCATGACATCGTCAACTACCTTTCTTAAATCAGCACGCATAGTATCACTAACTGCTGATCGATAAAAATATTGTTTATATAAAAGATCTGGTTCAACTGTTTCTTTTAATTGCAATAAATTACAGTCTCTACAAAAAACAAGTGTGTGAGGCACTTTTATTTCTGATAACTTGTTTCCAACGTTTGTTTTAACAAATGTTGGCGATAGATGTTGATCATCAATTTTAATTACTTCTACAAAGTTTTTTGAGTTACAAACTCTACAGTTTGTTAAATTCTTATACACATTCATTTTATACACTCCATGATTATCGACGATATCATTTTGATTTTTTCTTCTGTCAGATCTGGATGATTAGGAATATAAAATCCGTATTCATCGACGACATCAGCATTTTTACAAGTAGTCTGACCATATCTTTCAATATAAAAAGGTTGTTTGCCCATTGATCCACAAATTAAAGGCCTTACTTCAACATTGTTTCGCTGTAATTTTTCTACCATTATTTTTCTATTTGGGTGTATGACTGGATATGCAAAATTTGACACAAAAGTATTTTCTCTTTGTTTTGGCATCCAAAAATCATTTTGTATGTATTTATTATAAAGGTGGAAATTTTTGTTTCTTATCTCACCTACTTTACCGAGTTTGTCGATCTGCCTCAAACCAATTTTTGCTTGGAGATCTGTCGATCGTAGATTATAACCTGGATAGTAAAAAGTATAAAGGGCATTAAATTCATCAACACCCCATTTATCAGACAATGACCGTTTTGCGTCTTGGTCTAGGTCTCGATCCCAACCATGACTTCTCACAGCTTTAAGTACATTGTATAAAGTTCTATTATTAGTTGATACAAAACCACCTTCTATCGTTGATATGTGGTGACCAAAATAAGTAGAGAAACTGGACATGAGCCCAAATGTACCTAAATTTTGTCCTGCATATTGGGATCCGGATGATTCACACGCATCTTCAAGAAGTATTACGCCATGCTCATCACACAAAAGTTTGATTTTTTCCATTTCAGGAACCAAACCTAATACTGATACTAAAATCAAAATAGCAGGTTTTTCTTTTAAAAATATCTCTTCTAAATGTTTTAAATCAACAGAAAGGTCTTCTAAATTTACATCACAAATTACTGGCTCAAAACCCAACTGGATTACAGGCGCAAGATCAGTGGCCCAAGCAAGTGCAGGAACTACAACTTTTGCACCTGGCTTCACATAGCTAATGTTAGGAACAGGACTATCGTTAATTAAAGAAACACTGGTTCTGTTAGCTTCTAATAGTGCTGACAACATTAATAAGTTTGCTGAGGATCCTGAATTGCAAAAAACAGAATGACTAGTCCCTATTTTTTTTGACCACTTTTCTTCAAGCTCAATCGTTATTGGACCTTTCGTTAATCTAGGATACGTTTTTAACCAATCAATCAAGTGATCAACGTCTTGTTTGTCAATTGTATCGCTTACTAAGCTTGTTTTTTCATTTTTCACTATCTGTCCTCTTTTACTAACTAATATTTTTACTTTTTCTTCCATACTCTGTATCCTGCAATTGGCTCCAAAATTAGCGTAAAGTTTTCATTAATGTATTTAAATACATCTTCTCTTTGTTCTTCTGCTTCAGGTAAGTCTGCGTGACTTGGCCCTGTATCGTGATCGTGTTCAACCCAAGTTTCTAATAAGTAACCTCCCGGATTAGTATGGTCGTTTACTTTTTTAATTACGTCAAGCGGATTAGGTAAGTGTTCTAAAACATCTAACATCGATACAAAGTCAAATTTTCTTACAACGCCAAAATCTGGCGTCGGTGTTGTGTGATCAACTGTAAAGAAATTAAATTTAGTATCAGGTGACTTTTTATTTAATCTCCACTTCCCAAATCGATAATGTTCACACTCGACTTCAACAAAGCTGAATTCGTAATATGGCTTTTCATTTTCTTCTATGAAAGCGTTTGCTAGAGGGCAAACGCCTGACCCGTATTCAAGAATGTGATCGCCAAACCGAGTGAATGCGTTATAAAAGAACGCAAATGGAAAATCTTTTCTATAATTACACTGCCTGAAAGACTGCCAGGATCCAACCTCATTGTAAAATTCCATTTTTTGTTGCAATGTTTCTCTAGGTTTTGAATCCCAAATTTCTTCCCAGTTTTTACCACTAAGTGGTTCACAAGTTTCTGAACCTGGTAAGTTAGGCCTTCTTCCTGTTTTTCGCTCACTTAAAAGTATTGCTTCCGCCGGATCAACTTTATAATATTCACATAAATCTTTGTACCACATTATTTTACCACCTCTCTAAAAAAATTATCATAGTTTTTCATATGATTTCTAATAAGATATAATTCAACATTTTTTCTATTGTTTTTTATACAATCAAATGCTTTTTGAATTTTGTTTTCTGTTATTACTTCATCAAAATCATACAAGCTTTCTTTATGCAATAAGTTCTGTGACTGGCCCGCTTTCGTTGCCAATATCGGTATTTTTAAAAAACTACTTTCAAAAATCGCTTGAGGGCCGCCTTCCTCTCTTGAAGACATCAAATAAAGATCAGAAGCACAATACATTTTGTTTATTGTTTTGATGTCAGGCAACTCTATGTATGTGTAATCTATTTTCATCTTATCTAAATGATTTATAATATATTGTCTTCTCCAACCGCCGAGTAAAACGTGCAATGGCTTAATTTTGGAAATGTGATTAATTTTATCAATAAATATGTCTGGTCCTTTTTCGAGCTTTGGAGTTCTAAGGTCAAAACCCTCAGTATCTCTTTGAAAACTACTTACAATAAACTTATCATTTGGAAGATTTAGCTCTTCTCTTATACTTTCTGTATCATCGAACTCATCCCATAAA